TTGTGTCATCAGTCTTGGTCAACGCGCCCGGGGCTACGTTTTTCCAATACTGGAGTGCCGAGTCGTACTGAATGAAGTCTTTGTTGGCGAGTGTGGTGAACTCCACGTTGGAGTCCGTGCCACCCAAAACCGACCCCTAGTTCACACGAATGAGGATCGTGCCATTGTTGGTGGCCGAAATGACCGCAGCCATTTGCACTTTTACATTTGGGGCGCTGGGTTTAGTTTTGGTAAACCCACCTGTCACAGCAGGGTTGTACCAAAGTTCATCACCATCGCTGAACGCCGAGGTGTCTACACCGCGCAACGTGCCAATGAATTGCACCAGACCGAATCCGTTGTTGGCGATGTCCTCGGCTGCAACACCCATGATGTAGCTGCCATCGGTCACACCGGTTGCGGGAGCGCCCGTGGGCACACCAGATGCACCAACCGAGCCAGTGAACATGATCACCTGACCCTTGGTGATGGCGCTGGATGCTTTGATGTAGTAGTAGCCTGACTCGTTGATGCGGCCAAGCACGTTGGCTGTCATCTGCAAACCAAGGGTGGTGCCACCATCCCATGCAAGAGTCCCCACATCGGTGGGCACACTTTCAGGCGTGGTGTCCCAGATCACCCAAGGAAGCATCGCCTGTTGAAGTGCCGACATGGTGCCCAACTCGGGTCGAGTTTGCACGGCCAGCCCTTCGACCAGCTTTTGCAGTTCGGCAATCTGCTCCAACGCCGATTCCTGCGTTGGTTGCATCTTTGTCGAATCAATCTCGATGACCAGATCGGTGATGTCTTCTTGCGTTGGAGAAGGAGGACCAACTTGCAGGTCTGTGAGGGACGTGGTGTTTTGACCTTGACCTGTGAGATTGAACAGGTTCAGGAAAAAGCGATACCACTCACGCGCCATCAACCCTGTCCTCGGGTCAATGAAGTCAACCCGAGGAGCAGGAATGTTGGTCAGAGTGACATTTGGGTTACTCATGCGTTCGTACCACTGGCCTGAAGTTCAGCACCCATGATGTAAATTTTCACGGGGTCGGTGCCAGACACTTCATACACGCGATCTCGCAATTTCAGCGTCATGCCGAGTCTGCGCCACAACGTGCGATAACCGGTTTCGCCGATCTTTCCCATCGACCGCCAATGTTCGTTGGACCACGTGTGACCGCCATCATCAGACCATCGCAACATGACTTGCGGATCGCTACCTTGACCAGTGACGAGGCCGACACCTGTTTGACAATCAAGTTGCAAGCTATGTTGTGCTGTGCGATTGAGATTGTTTTGACCTGTGGGGAGTGCTCTCCATGACCGAAGCCATTTTTGCAACTGACCGTTGTCGGAATAAACCTCTGGGTCCAGCGAGTAAATGTTGCCGTTTTCGTAATCGCCAACAACAATCTCGTTGTTGAACGACATCTGACAGTTGCTGCGGTGACGTGTGAATTGACCGTCTTCAAATCCGGCCCGCTCATGCCACGCCCCTGTTGCAACGTCATACACCCATGTGGTGTTTGCACCGGGGAAACTGAGAACATAGAAGGCGTGACCGTCTTGCTGGTACGTATACGCCACCGCATCGTTCAAAGTGTGGTACTGCTGAATCTGCCATTCGACAGCATGGGTGGACACGCGCTGACCCGTGTACCCATTGGCGCGATACACAATGCCTCGGCCACGCGCATCTTGACCCAACCAAAACAAACCATTGTCCAACTTGGCGACAGAATAGGGAGCAATGCACCCAATCTCATTGAATGCACCTTGGATGCGCTGCAACGGAAAGTCTGCGGTGCCTGCGTCATACCAAACCTCGACAGAGTTGGTGCCAAACAACCACGCCTCGCGGTGGTCAATGATCAAAGACACAAGACCATCTGGCGATCCTTCGGCACTTGCGAAGTCCAGAGGGTCAATGCTGGTGCCGTCAAGCAAACTGGTCACCCAGACGCGCTGACTGTTTGGCTCATTGAACACAAAATATCCATCCAAGTACCCGACAGTCACAGCACCCGGGTAGTCGGGGTCAGAAATCGGCGCAAGGACATTGGTGGTCGCGTTGTAGATGAATCCATCAGGGTTCATCGCAATGAAAATCTGGGTGCCGTTGTCGGCCATTGACACAGGACTGTCGCCACCGGTCACCCGACCAAGCAGCGTGGTGGTCCAGTTGGAGTCAATTCGGTAGAAGCCATCGCCCGATACAAAGTACCCGTAGTTGCCCATTTGCCACATGCCGCGAATCGGTCCAGTGCCTGCGTTTGCAAGCAGATGCAAGCCCGGTGCGCGTTGCAAAAACGCAGGTTCTTTGCCACCCTCGGGGATGACCTCGGGAAACAAATTGACCATGCGGCTGTCCGCAGCATTGACGCTGCGGGCCACATAACTGGAACCAAGAATCGGCGTCTTCATCAGAAGTTTCCAGCGTAGATGTTGAACCGTTGCTTGTTCGCCACGATGCCGTAGGGCAGGCTCATGATGTCGTTCGGGTTGTTGATGCGCTTGAGGTTGCGCTTGCTGGTCATGGCGATGCGCTGGACCTGCGGCGAAGGCTCGACACCGAACTCAGGTGCGATTTCCATCGCCAAGTTGTAGGTGAAGGCCCGCATGTACCCGGGCGGGAAGTGCAACTGAGTTGCCAATGTTGCAGGTTGTGTCAGTTCTTCAACTGAAATCAAATGCCACTCCAAGTCCTGCGTGGGCTTGGGATAGACGTACATCTCGACATCCGGGAATGTCTCGTTGACGAAGATGACCTGCGGAAAAGTGGATGTTGCCGTTTTGACAGCGATGCCGTTGTATTGGTCTTGGTTGATGAACTTGATGCCGTACGACACGCCGCTGGGGGCTTTGTAGTAGGTAGCGTCATCAAGCAGCACAGGGCGGTTGCCCACAAAGTCGCCAGTGGGGCCAAGAGTGCGTTTGATTTGACCAGACGGCCATGTGAAGATTTGGTCTTGGGTTGCAAAGACCGACAACCGCTCGGTATTCCACGAGTCGATCATTTGGTTGAACGCCAACAGGGCGTCTTGGCTGGTCGCCGCTGACGGTGTTTCGCCTTCTGCCAGTACGCCGAGCAGGCGCAAGGCTCGGTTAATTTGATCGCCAGCGGTCGTTGCCATATCAGCTTCCTTCGGATTCGTCGCTTGCCGAAGTCAGAAAAGACGGGACTTCGTTGGGCTGTTCGATGGGTTGTTCGGTCACTTTGCGGGACAGCTTGTTGCGCACAGGCTTGTCTGCTTTCGGTGCCACCTCGGCGGGCGTGTCAGGATTGTACTCCGTCCAGCCGTTTTTGACATCCATCTCCATCTCTTGTTCGTTGATGGCGACTTTGGCACCGTGAATGGGGTGTACGAGGACTACGTTCATGTGAATCTCCATGTGAAAACGGGGCCGAAGCCCCGTTTTACTTTTTGCTCAAGATTTAGGCAATCTTGTACACAGACCAAGCTGCATCACCTGTCTTGCGGAACAGGAATGCGGCGCTGGAAGTGACGGCCACGGCCACAGCAGCGTTGCCGCCGTCAGTCAGGCCGGTGCCCATCGACAACGTGACAGCGCCCGAAGACGTGCCGGTGTTGACGATGTTCAGCACAAACGTGCTGCCGACTTTGGCGCTGGACACAACTGCGTCGATCTGAGCAGCGGTGGGTAGAGTGTAAGTGGCAGCGGAAGTGCTGGGGTTGGCGACCAACACACCACCGGTGATCTGAGCAGCGGTCAGAGTAGCGGTGGAAGTGGCAGTCTGGGGGGCCGAGGAGTAGCCCATCGTGATTTCGTTCAGGTTGCCGTCACCGAGTTGGTAACCGCCTGCGCCATTGGGGAGAGCCATGATGATTTCCTTTGAAAATGAGTTTCAGAAAAGGGGGCCGAAGCCCCCGGTTTCAGATCAGCCCCAGATACGGCAAGCCATCTGCGGACGGATCGTGTTGTAGCCGTACAGAACGTCAACACGGCACGGCATACGGTCGTTGTTGATGTCGTACTGGCGAACCACACGCAGGCTGATGCCGTTGTGAACAGCACGGCTAGCCATGTCCACGCCTTGAGGCAGGAGCAGGTCGGCGGTGGCGAACGCAATGGCGTCACGGTGGTAGACCAAGTTCTGAGCGTAGGTGCCAGAAGCAGTACCGATGAAGGTCACAGCTTTGCTGGTAGCGGGCAGGCTCACCACGGTACACAGAGCGTTACCGGCCGAGTACATCGGGGCAACGGTGATCGAACCTTCGCCGCTGGAACCCAGAGTCACGTCAGACAGAGCGACGAACTGGAACAGC